CAAAAAAATACTGTCTATACTGAAGATGTTGATGATATCTATAGAGTTCATACCCCTGATAGCTACTGTTTTGAACCAGTAATGTGGAGAGGTGAAGAAATGCGACAAATAAGTATTGGCAAATTATTGGCATATTTGACTGAAGTGAGTAAGTCATGGTTTGAATTGCAGAGATCTTTAGTAGCATCTGGTAATCCAGATATAAGATTGTGCCCAGGTTGTAATGTTGTTTGCGAGCATTGTGTGTGTGCTAGACCTCATTCCGGAGACGATGAGAAGGATAGTGACTCTGTCACAATTTTTAAGAATGAGGACGAAGAGAAAGAGGACATTTCTGTTAGTGAAGATGAAATGACGATTGAACATGATACACAATCTTCGAAGAATAAATATTTGATAGTCGACCGATCTCGATTTGGTTGTATACCGAAGTTTACTACCCCAGGCAATTACCCTTGCTCTTTATGTAATTTTAAGTGTGATATATCTGGTTTATATGTATGTCTTGACAATAAGAATGACCAAGTCAGGATATGTAGAAAATGTCTTGCCACTACACGTGTCACTTGTGATAAGTGTCTCAGACTTCCAGTTGAACAGACAAAAATGAAAAGACAACCCAAAGAGGTTGTGAAATGTACTGAAAAATTTTGTTTGAATTGTAGGAGTGTTAAAGCTGAGTCTGGCACAAAAGATATCCATGAATTCATTGATGAGTTTGTTTTAGAATACACTAGCACCGTGAATGTAGAGAAGACGTTAAAATTTACGTTTGAAAGTGTTATTGTGAACTACTTGATTAATGGGTATGATGGTGTGGTTGAATACATTAATAAGTTGAGCGTTGGTTTCTCTTTAGAGTGTGGAAATTTTGTGTCAAAATTAATTTCTCGATTATTAGATCTCGCTTATGCAAAAGGTCTTCTGACTTGGGAAATGTGGGTGCCACGTACCATTGAAGCGACACCAGTAGTAGAGTATCTTTATGAGAAGTTTGGGTATGCAAAATATGTTAAGCGAGCAG